GGGCGACTTTGACATGAACCAAGCCGGCCAGATGCTGCAGGCCGGGCAGGCCATGGGCGACTGCCTGACGCACTACCGGCGGTATCTGGACGGCCAGACCGCCATCGCGTTCTGCTGCTCCATCGCGCACGCCGAAGCGGTGGCGGATTTGTTCCAGCGCAATGGCGTGGCCGCGGCCAGTATCGACGGCACCATGGACGGCCAGACCCGTGAGCGGTTGCTCGGTGATCTGGGCGCCGGCCGCTTGAAGGTGCTCACCAGCTGCGCGTTGATTGGCGAAGGCGTGGACGTGCCCAGCGTGGCCGGCTGCATCCTGCTCAGGCCAACCCAGAGCGTGAGCCTGCACCTTCAGATGATTGGTCGCTGCCTGAGGCCGCAGCCTGGGAAGACCGCTGTGATCCTCGATCACGTCGGGAACGTGCTCCGGCTGGGCCACCACCTGGAGGAGCGGGAATGGACGCTCGACGGCACGCCAAAGCGCGACCGGGAGAAGGCGCCATCGGTGAAGGTCTGCCCCAAGTGTTTCAGCTGTATGCCCAGCGCCGCCCGTCAGTGCCCCGACTGCGGCCATGAGTTTGTGGCTGAGCGCCGGGAGCTGCAGCATGTAGATGGTGAGCTGGAGGAAGTGCAGCAGGTGGATAGGAAGCGCGAACAGGCCAGCGCGCAGACCCTCGACGAACTGATCGCCATCGGCCGCCGCCGGAACATGAAGAACCCCGCCGGCTGGGCCAGGCACGTCATGGCAGCTAGGAGCCTGCGCAGCGGGAAGGCGCGTGTAAGGGAGTTGGTGGCGTGACCCATCCCCCACGCTGGACCCAGCCTGAGATCGACCACCTAGAGCAACTCGCCGGCGACGTTCCGTTTCCTACCCTGTTGCGCTCCATGCACTACAAGGCCACCGCCGAAGGCTGGCCGCCCAGAACCGACAAAGCCATCGTGATGCGGATGCGGCGCTCCAAGCAATACTGCCGCGCTCGCGTTGGTGAATGGACCACCACCTACGGAGCGGGCGAGATCCTGGGTTGCCCCGGCACTCGCGTCGACGCTTGGCTGAGGCGTAAGGCCGTCGCTAAGATCCTCGATCCGCAATGGACTGGCGGCACGCGCTACATCAACCGCAGATCCTGGCGCCGGCTGGCTCGGGTTATGCCCCGCGTGCTGGGTGGTTTCAGCTCAGACGCGCTGTTTGCGCTGCTTGAGGATCGTGATTTGGCCGATGCGATCGCCGCTGCTCACCCACGGCCGATGGGTGACTGGCGGGTTAGGTGCATCGAGACCGGGCAGATCTGGCCGAGCTGTGGCGCCGCGGCCCGTGAGCTGCACGTCAGCCAGGCAGCGGTGAGTCTGGCGATTCGTCAGGGCAGGCAGCTGACAGCGTTGGGGATGACGTTTGAGGCGTTAAGGGGAGCTGGGCCGGTGCTCGGTTGACTGCCTGTATGAACTCAGAACACGAAATCCAACAGCGCATCCTCCTGGCCTGCGGTTCCGGCAGCACCAGGCTGTGGCGCAACAACGTCGGCACCGGCTGGGCTGGGCAGGCCGTCAAGATCCAGCGCCGCGGGATGGTGGCTGTGGAGCCTGGTGACATTATCGTGCGCCAAGGCCGGCCGCTGCACGCTGGACTGTGCGTCGGCAGCTCCGATCTGATCGGTTACCGGGTGGTTGATCGCGTGGCTCAGTTCGTGGCGCTGGAGGTGAAGAGTGCCACCGGCCGGCCAACGGCGCAGCAGGCCCAGTTCATAGATCACATCAACGCTGTGGGCGGTTGCGCTGGGATCGTGCGCAGTGTTGAGGATGCGCGAACGGTGCTCAGTATCCCCACCCCTTAGATGCAAAAGCGGAACCATTGCGCTAGGATCTGGGAACCATCAGCATCTCCGCCATGGTTCAGCCCCAGTACCACTTTGAGATCGAGCAAGGCACCGATGAATGGCATGCGCTCAGGCGTGGCATCGTCACCGCCAGCGCCATTAGCAAATTGCTCACCGCCACGTTCAAGCCGGCGGCCAACGACACCAGCCGCGCGCTGTTGTATCAGCTGCTGGCCGAGCGCATCACGGGCGAAAGCGATCAATCGTTCTACAACGACGATATGGCGCGCGGCCACCTGCTGGAGCCCTACTCCCGCGATTTGTACACCAAGCACTTTGCCCCGGTTACAGAGTGCGGATTCGTCACACTCACCACCTCTGCCGGCGTGCTCGGCTACTCACCCGATGGCCTAGTAGGACATGACGGCCTGATCGAGATCAAATGCCCACGGCCTAAGACGCATCTCAAGTCACTGCTAACCGGCGAGGTACCGTCCGAGTATTACCCCCAGGTCCAAACCGGGCTAGCGGTGACGGGCCGGCGGTGGTGTGACTACATCAGCTACGCGCCTGGCCTGCCGCTGTTTGTTCAGCGATGCCAGCCGGCGCCCGCGGTGATCGCCACAATCTTTGCAGCGCATGAAGCAGCAGAGCAGCAGCTGGCGGCGTTGATGGAAGACTACCAAACCGCCGCTACGAATTATCCAGCGACTGAACCGCTAACCCCTGAATCTGACGAAATTATTATCTGATGGACATTTCATCTACGCTGGCGGCCAAGAGCAACCAGCTCAACACTGACGACCTGATCAGCGGGCCAATCACCATCACGATCAGCAGCGTCAGTGCCGGCAGCCCAGAGCAGCCGGTAGCGATCGGTTATGAGGGTGACCAAGGAAAGCCTTGGTATCCGTGCAAGTCGATGCGGCGCGTCTTGGTTGCCGCGTGGGGTGCTGATGCGTCGCAGTATGCCGGCCGGCGGGTGACGCTATTCCGTGACCCTGATGTGACGTACGGCGGCATCAAAGTAGGCGGCATCAGGCTAAGCCACCTAAGCAACCTCGACGGGCCGCTGAGCATTGCGCTCACGGTGACGCGCCAAAAGCGCGCGCCGTATCGAGTGCAGCCACTAGCGCCGGCCGCACCACCAGCACCAGCCCCCGACCCAGCCGCCAAAGCGTTAGCCGTCTGCCATGCCGCTGGTCTCACCGAGCTGGGCCTAGCTGCGTTCTGCGATCTGGTGAGCAGCGGCACTGCTAGCACCCTTGCCCAGCTGCCGCCCGAAACGCTGAGGCGGATTGTCGAGGGCGGCATTAGCGCTGAAACCGTGGCGAAGTGCAACACGGCAGCTGAACCGGCGCCAGAACCGGCGCCGGAGCCAGCCGAAGAGCTGCCACTGGCCTGGTCCTGATCCTTAACTATCCACATACGGAGCCACCATGTCTGAGCTAACCGATCAAATCATCCGCGCCAGCCTGCATCGTTTCCTTGGCCGCCTAGCCGCAGACCCTGATGTCAAGTATTTTGAGAACGGCAACAGCGTCTGCAATGCGCGCTTGCTGGTAAATAAGCCCGGCGCCAAACGTGACGACGGCCAGCAACCTGATGGTTTCAAGCTGACAATCTGGGGCGAGCGTGCCCAGTCGTTTGCTGATGCCGCAAAGCAGGGCGACATGGTTGACGTGACCGGCCGCATCAAATCCGAAACCTGGACCGATCGCAACACCGGCGAAGAGCGCACCGGGCTGGTGATTGTTGTCGAGGTGTTTTCAGTGCAGCCACGTCAGGCGGCAGCACCAGCAGCCGCTCCAGCCCCAGCAGCAAGCGCCGCGGTGCCGTTCTGATGGACACCCTTACCAAAGCCCGCGAGCAGCTGGACACGCTGCTAGATGAACTGATCGCCGATCGCGCTGCAGTTGATGCAGAGGCAGCGGTTGTAGCGCGAGCATTTGAGTTGCTCACTGTTACCACCGAGGGCCAAGCCGCTTGGCATCAGGGCGGCAATGCGATGCGCTGGAAGGTGATTGCATTGATCGATCACCAAATGACATATCTGCAGGCCGCCTCAGCGAGCCATACGGTGCTCGACACCCTGCGCCGGATGGTGGTGGAGGTGGTGGCGTGATTACTTCCAAACAGCTACAGCAGCACGCTGACTGGCTACGCAATGGCAGCGGCAAGCGCATTGAAGCTGCTGGCGCCGACCTCAGCGGCGCCAATTTCAGCGGCGCCAACCTCAGCGGCGCCAACCTCTGGGGCGCCGACCTCTGGGGCGCCGACCTCTGGGGCGCCAATTTCAGCGGCGCCAACCTCGGCGGCGCCATTGGCAACATGCGCGAGATCAAATCTGCCCAATTTGATCAATGGGCGGTTACTTGGTCTGCAGATGTGCTAGCTATCGGCTGCCAGCAACACGCCATTGAAAAGTGGCGCAATGCAGACCCGCGCTGGATTGCAGCAATGGCTCCAGGCGCCAGCGATTGGTGGTCACGTTATGGCGCTTTAGTGCTGCAACTTATTGATGCGTCACCAGCTACGGGCAAGGTGGTGGAGGTGCAGCCATGACCCGCTCCATCGCCCTGATACTCACCCTGGCCCTGATTTTCGCTACTAAAGAGAAGAACTAATGACTAACCCCATCACCAAACCAACTACCATTGAAGAACTCCTCGATTACTGGCCCGGAAATATCCCTTTCAAGGGAAAACTCGTCAGCAGCGACGGATCCTGCATGTGCGCCCAGGGTCAGGCGTTGCACTTTTTGGGCAATCTGACCGCCAATCAATTGCGCAACATTACACAGTATGACGCTGATAAGCGAGTTGCCAAGCTGTTTGGGATTAGCGTTTCTCACTCGGTCTTGCTGCGCATTGTAAACGACAGTCAAAAGGGTGCGCCTTCTAGTGTAATTCGCAACCCTGAACAAGTTTTAGGAGATCAAGCGCAGATTGTCCTTGCATTTTGGCGGCATCTTGATCGTATGACGCCAGCATCCTGGGCAGCATCCTGGGCAGCATCCGGGGCAGCATCCAGGGCAGCATCCTGGGCAGCAGCCGGGGCAGCATGCAAGGCAGCAGCCGGGGCAGCATCCTGGGCAGCATCCGGGGCAGCAGCCGGGGCAGCATCCAGGGCAGCATCCTGGGCAGCATGCAAGGCAGCATGCAAGGCAGCAGCCGGGGCATCTAATGAAATTCAAGGCGCTGCTGTTATGCGTGCAAAGGGTTTGCCATTTTTCTTCTTGCCGCTATTCGGTTTTTCAGATCCAGAGGCGGTGCTCGCCGCCGAGCTGGATGGCTCTACCACTACCCTCACTAAACCATGAGCACCGACTTCCGCGCCCTGTGCGCTGAGCTGCTTGACTGGGCTGAACGCACCAGCAGCCACTACTACAAACAGGCTGACGTGATACTTCGCACCCGCGCCGCCCTAGCCCAGCCCGAGCCGGTGGCGGTGTCGGTGGCGGTGAGTGATGCGCTAATTAAGGCCGAGTGCGCCCTGTCGGATGTTGCCGAGGGGGAACCGGAATGCGACGACGGCGACCCAGCGCAATGGGCTGAGCAACGCTGCGCGGAAACCTTGGCGATCATCCGCCCGGTGATGAAGCTGCACAAAATCCGCACATCGGAGTGGCCGCCCCAGCCGATGCTCACACCCGCCAACAACACTAGAAAGGAGAACTAATGGCTGAACTATCCCCCGCCGCCGCCAGCATTGTGCAAGCGTTCGATGATCGCTACGAATTGTTAGGCGGGCTGGAAGAGAACTGGCAGGAAGACTGCCTAGCCGCCGCCCTGCGGGCTGCTGCTGATCAGGTGGTGCCGGAGGTCATCCCCTTGGATCGGGCAGTGAAGATCAGCCCCTACCACATCCGCTCCCAATTCCTAGCCATCGCCGCCGAGCTGCATGGCACTACCCCCTAACGATCTGCTACCATGCTTGCGTCAACCGGCGAGGCCTGAGCGCCCCGGCTGACGCACCAAAGCATTTCATCCATGTCTATCACCTGCCTTGCCGCCTGGATGGCGGCGTTAATTTTGCTACCGATCGTCGTTTTATTCTGGGCCACTGAGAGCCGCCAGCAACGTGCCCGTAGGTGGCGCAAGGCTGGGCTCACCCAACAGACCATCGCTGATCGGTTGGGGTGCAGCCGCAGCACCGTGCGGAGGATGCTCCACCTCAAACACTGAGCAATCCCTGGCGAATCGTGGGCCTTCGATCTCGACATCAGGAAACCCCATGCTGCAGCCATCGCTCCAGAACTTGCACTGCTGACAGGTCGGATCACCTGCCGTTGCTGGTGACCTGAACCAGTGGGGTAGCAGGTCTTTGTAGATCAATCCGCTACGGATCTGCCTGATTAGCTCACGGCTGCAGCCATAGTGATCAGCCAGTAATTGATTGCTGTCGGATGATTGACGGATCGCCATCACTGCGGCGTCATCAATCAACCGCTCAGCCTTTGAGCCGCCATAGGAGACGTTGAAACGGTGCTGACACTCCTTGCA